CGGCACGAAAGCGGACATTTGAACTTAGCCAGAAACGGACATTACAACTTAGCCGCTACACGATTTGACGTTGATAATTGAGATTATGTCAACTCATTGAAGCTAACCGAAACTGGTATTCCTGACAGGTTGAAAGCGATCGTTTGTAAACATAGTTACAAACTTTTACAGAATTTCAATCCCTGCAACCTCAATGAACGCCGTCGCGCCCCGTCATGGGACGGTCTCCGATTTTCTCGCGCTTACAGACGGCCTGTCCATCGCCCGCGTCGCAGAAATTCTCCGCTGCTGCACGCGCACCATTCGCAACTACGTCGCCGGCCGCTCACCGATCCCGTGGCATCGGGTCGAGCTGCTGCGCATGATCGCGTTGGAATCCAACCGAGTCGCCATGGGCGCGAGCGCGTCAGCGTCGGCGCCGGTGCCGGTGCCGGTGCCGGCCTCCCCGGAATCGCCCGTAGTCGCCAACATCGAGCCCGATCCCGCGGCGCCTGACGTTCCGCCCGACGAGCTGCTCGCATGGGTCGGCGTGCACGCGCCGCACTACCTGTCGAGCCAACGCAGCTTTGCGCACTACGTGCGCGGCTGGAACGTTGTCGACAAGATCCGGCGCGCCAAGCGCGACGGCACGTTTGCAGCCGTCCTCGCGCGATGGCGGACCTTGTCGCTCGAACTTCCGCGCTTGTGGCGCAGCGGCCCGTTGTGGACTGGCATCGGGCCTCCGGCCTACTTCTCGTCAAAAACCAGGTCGTAGCCCTTGTGTTCCCCTCGCAGCCTTCATCCTCACAACCAATGGCGGCGGCAAAAGCGGCGAAGCAGTCAATCGACGCGCGTACCTGGGTGTACGTGGCGGGCATGGGGATGCCGGCCACGGTGCTAACTGCGACACGGGGCAAATCCCGGCCTGGTTCATTGGCGCCGATCCGACGAATTACGTGAGCAAATCTAAGGCCGGATTTTGTACGGGAGTGTCCGGGTGGGCGTTTCCTCTTGGGTGCCTATGCTTTAAACATTTTCGCGCCGGGAGATAGGCCATGGACGCACGAGATCGCACTGTAGCCATCGCAGCGTGTTTTGCGGTGTTGTCTGCTTTGGCTGCGCCAACTGGTGCGCAACCGTCCAAAGGCCATCCAAAACCCGGGGACGTGGGTTGCCTAAACGATCCTATCTGCGCCCAGGAATGCGCATCGTTGCCAGACTGCCAGCAGACGGCAGAAGAGAAGCGGCCGGTACATAACGACACCCCAATCCTTCACAAACAGACGCAAATCTGCGTCGAGCAATGTAACAAAGACCATTCGACGCCGCAGGCGCGCATTAGATGCGCAAAAAGTATGTGTGGCGTTGGCAACTGACGCAACACATCCGGTCCGACATCCCACACGGCGGCTTATCGCACTCCTCTTTTCCGTCCAGCGGCCGACCTGCCGACAGGCGCCCGTCGTTGACAGCCGTCAGTGTCCAACGAATACTGTTTATCCATACAGCACTCGATTGTCTGATGAAACGCTCTGTAAACGACGATGCCAACGTGTGGGAGTTTTTCGAAGAGCGCGCGGCAATCATGCAGTACGAGGGCGGCAAGCAACGGCACGACGCCGATTTCTGCGCGTATATCCGCACGCGCCTCTGTTTCGAAGCGCGCGGCATCGGCTTGCCACATGGCGGTTACTTTTCGCCGTTCTCGATGGCCGACCTGGGTTGGTCGGATGCGACAGCCGGCGTGATCGTGTTCCCTTGTGCTGCCGCACTTGCGAGCATGGCTGGGGCAGCGCTCGACGAGGCCAACCGCGCAGGACGCTTCTATACCTACCTGACGCGCCAAGCCCGGATTCGGTAGACGCCCTGGCATGCTGCGCCAGGTGTACGCCGGACATGCGCGGCGCCCTTGCTAGAATCCCGACTCAATGATCCGAACAATGTGAGAGCGGCCGGCGCGCGACGCGGGCCGGGTTGATCTATTCCGAGGAGTCGAAAAGCATGCTGCGAAAACTGGCAGTCGTCGGGGACAGTTTGTCGAGCGGCGGAAACATCCTGCCGCACGGCGGGCCGCGCGTCACAACGAACGGCCATCAGATTGCGTTGATTGGGGCGCCAGCGTTTTGCGCGGCGTGCAAGGCGACCGGCGTCATTGCGAAATCCGGCGGTCCGTATCGGATGAGCATGTCCGGCGAAGCCGCGCTCGACCAGGACATCGTCATTTGCGGATGCCCTAAGCCACCGAAGGTCGTGGCGGCGCTCGGCGGCGACATGTGGTGCGACGACATGGTCGAGGGGCACGGCAAGGTGGTTTCGAGCCTGACCACTACCGGCGGCGTCGCGTCGGTCAAGAAAGGCGCATACGACGAGCAAGTCAAGGCGACCGAGCACCAGGCCGAAGGCTTGCCCTACTACATCGAAACCGCAGACGGTCGCGTGCACTTCGGCCGGCTCGACGCGAACGGCACATTGCCGCGCGTCTATACCGGTGACGATCCGGGCGCGTACACCGTTCATTGGGGCGACGACGCGATCGCCAAGCACCACGGGGAATAATCGATGCCACACACCAAACCGACCAAGGTCGACACGAATACGAAAAACGGCTCGCAAAAGGAAGTCCCTGTAACCGCGATCACGTTCAAAGAACTTTGGGACAACTACCCTTCCGGAAACCCTTACGACGATCCGGCATACACGAACCAATGCGCCATTCGCATCAGCGTCATGCTGCATCGCGTTGGCGTCGGCATGAAGTCGTTTTCGCAGAAAACCGTCAAGCCCATGTCCGGCTCTTCGACCATCGGCCGCATTCTTCTCGACGGAAAGCCGACCGCCACGCGCGCCGATGAACTCGGCGAATGGTTGCAGCTTCAGCCGTTCGCGGGCCTGCCGAAAGCCGAAAACATCACCGGGGCAGATTGGGAATCGAAGGTGAAGGGGCGCACCGGGATTATCCAATTCTCGCGCTACTGGACGCGCGACGGCGAATCCACTGCGAACGCCAGCGGCGGGCACATTGATCTGTGGAACGGCTCGCGTCTGACCGTCAGCAGTGCTCCCGATGCCGTTGCGACGTATAGCCGTGTGCTCGGCCTTCATTCCCTTTTCCCTGGCACGTCGTTCGGCTGGTCCGACCTCCGCAATTCAAAGCAAATCCTCTTTTGGGAAATCAAATGATGCGGCGCATCTTAGGAACGATCGGATTCGCTGTCGCGGGCCTCGTCAGTGTGGTCGTGTGGGCGGCTATCGACACCCGTCTGTGTGCGACGTTCGCTCGCTTATGCACACCGCCGCCCGGCGAATGCGGCGGTGGTGTCGACGCGTGCGCGCCGACGATTCACGCAACCATCGACTTGTTCGCCTATGTGTTCGGGCCGCCGATCCTGTTTGCCGTGCTCGGGTTCTCTCTGCTCGCGCGTCGGCGGCCGCTGCTCGCAATCGCCGGATATCTTGCGTGTGCGGTGGCCGCGCACTGGCTCGTCACGTTCATCGGCGTTCGCGTTCTGCACGTTTAAGGACACGAGCAGCCCATGCGCCGGAAGCTTGTGCGGGCTTTTTTTATTGGCTTCGCTTCCGGAAGTGTGAGCGATGCCTATCCGTCGTCGGATCGTCGCGCACCTCCAGCTCAAGCGCGGACGTGAACCCGCCCTCGCCGATCGTATGCGTCACCGACTTGACGAGCCACGGCGTTTGATCGATGTCCGGTTTGAAGCCCGCCACAGTGACGGGCATTTCCGGAAACAGCTCGGCGCGGCCTAGCGCGAGCGAGTAGGACATGGTCGCCTGGCTGCGGTTGACGCGGGCCAGCTCGGCCTGTGCGGCCGCTCGCGCTTCTGCTTCCGTCGCATAATCCTCCGGCAACACCTTCACATTCTTGTTGTTGTCGCCGCCAACGATGACCGACTTTCGCTTGCCTTTCGCGTTCGAATGGTAATGCGCGCGCACGGCTTGATAACTCTCGCGCTCCGCAACGTGGTAGCGATGCTGATCACCAGATTGGCGCGTCAAGTTGAGCACAGCGAGCGCCTTACCGCTGACCGTCTTGCCCGAGCCGATCGGCATGAACAACAGATTCCGATCCTTGACGTTCATGACGGCGTCGTACCGCTTCGCCAGCCGCGTGAGAAATGACAAATCGCTTTCGTGCGTCTGGTCGATGTGGGCGATCCGGATTTTGCCGATGGTCGCCTCGACCTTTGCCGTCAGAGAGTGTCGGCCGGCGATCGTCTTCACGATATCGGCGATCGTTACGCCATGCCAACTTTTCTCCCGCCGCTGGTGCATGGTGTTCGTCATCGAGGCTGATTTGGCGCGGATCGTCAACACGTCCGGCGCGCCGCTGTGTTCGATCTCGTCGACCGTGAACGTCCCTTTGCTCGTGAGGGGTTCGCCAACCCATCCGATCGACAGTTTGATATCGGCGCCGCGCTTCGGGATATCGAACGCCCCTTTCGAATCGTCGAGGACGATGTCGAGCATATCGGGTTCTTCCGAGCGCGATTCGGAGAGCGTCAGGCTGATGAGATTCGGCGCGAACAGGCGCGAGATGTCGCGACCGGCAAGCGTGATGCGATAGTCGGCCTGGGGTTGCTTGCGCACGATCGGCGCTTTCTGATCGATCATAAGACCTTCTTTGCCTTGTCGAGCACAATCGAAACGACGCTGCCAACCGGATCGCCGTTTATCTCCGATATCTGTTTGGCGGCCTTCACTGCCGCGTCGAGGCTGATCCCGCTCGCTGTCGACAAGCCCTTGGCAGCCGCCGCAGCAGCTTCCGGGGCGAGCTTGGCAACGACGCCTATCGCCGCTGCTTTGATCGAATTGATCGACAGGTTCTTGACGTTGTTGACGACAGTCGACGCGACCTTCACAACCTCTTTCACGTCGTTCATCGCCTGCTTGGCCGCCTTGAGCGTATCTTTGCCGTCGCCCTTCGTTGACGCCAGCGTTTCATCGGCTACGCGCTTCAACGTCAGGTTGAATTCGATTTTGCGTGCGACGCCTTCAGGCGTGTGATAGCTGGCGGACTCGTTCAGGCTTTCGATAACGTATGCACCGTAGACCGTGCCAACGCCGTCGACGAGCACATACGCGTTTCCAACGTCGCCCATCTTTGCCAGTTTTTCGAGCGATGCGGCCGTGCCAATGTCGTTGTCGGCCGCAACCATGCCGTTGAGGGTGATCGTGTCATCGCCGGCGCCGGTGAACTGGCTGGCGTCACGCGCGCCGACGCGCGAACTCGTACGGTGCTTCCAGTTGCGCTGCCGCTGCAGTTCCTTGTATGGGGCGGTTTTCAGGCTGAAAACGAAGCTGTCAAGGGACATCATCATATGCGTTACTCCTGCGCGGCTCAGTCGGACAGGCGCGCGCCAATGCGAGCTTGTTTCGAGCGCTCGCGCCGATCCAGCTCGGCGCGCACGGCTTGTGCGATCGCGGCCGGATCGGCTCCGGGGGCCGGGTAAATGTTGATCGTGATCCCGGCAATGCCGCCGGCAGCCGCGTTTCCGGCTGCTGGCGCCGAGCCGATGGGCGGTCGGGTGTCGATGGGTACAGTTGACCGCACGAGCGGCACGGCGGCCGTTGCTGCCGGCCCGCCAAATGCTGTCATGGCAACGGTTGCGAGGCCCACGGCGGCCTTGGCAACGCGGCCCTGCTCGCCGTCTATGCCGATTGCCGCGCCCTCACCCATGAAACCGCCCAGCTCGGCGAACACTCGGCTTGGGCTATGAATCCCGAGCTTTTCTTTGAACCAAGAAATCGCGTTCTCGCCGACATCGTGCAGGGCAGATTTGAGAGCGTTCATGCCTCCGGTGAAGCCTGCGATCAGGCCGTCGATGATCTGCCCGCCGATTGTCGTGAAGCGGCTTACCATGCCGCTCAGAAACGAGACGATGCCGTCCCAATTCCGGATGATGAGGCCCAGCAGCGTCCAGTTCATGAAGTAATCGGCGATGCCCCGCCCGGCCGAAACAGCCACGTCGGCGATCCACGTCCACGCCGCGCCCGCGGCCGCCTTGATTTCGTCCCAATGGCGAACGATGACGCCGAGCAGCGTCCAGTTCATGAAGTAGTCGACGACGAGCTGTGCTGCCGAAACGACCCCGGCCTTGATCAAGGCCCAGATGGCCAGGGTGATCGCTTTCAGGTCGTTCCAGTGGTCGACGATGAAGCCAACGACAGTCCAGTTCATCAGGAATTGCATGATGCCGTCTGCGGCGCTGCTGATGATCTTTTTGACCGCACTCCACAGCCGCGCAAAGAAACCGCTGATCGGTTCCCAATACCGATAGATCAGGTAGGCGGCGGCGACGATTGCCGTGACAGCGAGGCCGATCGGGTTCATGAGCATCGCCCGCCCCGCAAACATAGCTGCACTCGAGAACATGCGCCACGCGGCCGCACCGACTCCGAGCACGCGCGACAGGATGCTGCCCTCAATGGCGAGCGTCGACATGCTGAACTTCACAATCGCGAGTGGCCCGAGCACGCCGGCGAGCGCTATCGTGAAGGTTCCCAGCACGACGAGCAGCGCAGCGAATGCGGCAAGTACCACCAGGATGATTTTCGCTGCGGTGTCGTGTTGCTGCATAAATCCTATCAGCACGCCGAGAATCTCGCGCGTTTTGTCCAGCGCTGCGTTATACATCGGCGTGACGCGCTCGCCGATCTCGCGCTTCAGGTCGCGCGCTTTCGAAAGCGCATCGACTTCTTTCCCTTGGGTTGTACCAGCACCCAGGCGCGCCGTATCTTCAATTCCATACGCACCGGCGTTCAGTCGTTCATTCTTGTGAATCTGGACCCGCTGCATGTACATGGTCGAGAACAGGTTTGCCGCGGTCCGGTTAGTGAAGATCGTCGAAATCATGTCTTTCACCTTGTCTGGATCGGTAATGCCCTTCTTCGCCATCTGCGGAAGTAACACCTTTTCCAGCCATTCGAGCGGCGACGCCTTGAATAGATCACCGCCCATCAGCGCGCCGGGCTTGACGCGCTTGATCATCCCGATCTTGTTGTACTCGACGTTCTTCTTGTCGAGCAGGCCGAGGTTCATCATTTCCTTCGCAGCACGTACAGTCGTCTTGCCCTGGTAGACGTTGCTATACGCGGACATGAGGCCCGTACCAACTGCGTGCCCGCCCATTTCCTGAATGAGCGGTTCCATCTGGTAGTAGAACGCGTCCTGGCGCATCTGCTTTGCGGCGACGCCACCAGTCTGGATGAAGTTGCGCCACTCGTCGCCGCCGACGCGGCCGCCGGTCGCCGACAGCACCTTCTGCACCATGTTGGCTTCGTTCTTGAACGTCGCTTCGTCTTTCGTGCCACCGCGCAGCTCGATTACCTTCAGCATGTTCATGAACTTTTCTTCGTTCGCATGCGCGTCTTCCGCGCCGAACAGCGCTTCGTTCCCGAACTTCATCTTCGCGAGCGTCGGCATCACCATCTGCGCGTGATGCTCGTCAGCGAAGATCGATAATGCGTCACGCATCATCGTCATGTTGTCGGTCGTACTGACGCCCATCATGTGCATCGAGCGCACGTACTTCTCGGCATCCTTCGTCGCCTGATCGCCGAGGCCGAGCGCGGTAATGCGCGAACGCTCGTTCGTCATCTTCTTTTCTTCATCGAGCGTGCCCTCGAGGCCGCCCAACACGCGCATCCCGGTCGAGCGTGCGGCATAGCCACCGATCGCCATGCTGCCAGCGACGCCCTGCATTGCCTGCATCTTGCCCCGAGCCGTCGCCAGCTTCTTCTCGCGCTCCGACAGCGCGTCGAGCTGGCGGGTCTGCGTCTGCATCGCCGCCGTCGCCGAAGCGATGTTCGAGCGCAGCGTGCGCTCGTGCTGCGCGAGGTTGCGCGTGTCGACGCCGGCCTGTGCCAGCCGGCGGCGCATTTCTTCGACCGAAGCCGTTTGTTTCTTCTGCTCGGCACGGAGTTGCGACGCCGCCTGACGCGCACGCGCCAGTTCGGCAATCATCTGCTGCGACGGCGGACCAAACGCACGCAGCGAACCGGCAAGCGCCTTCACGTTCGACTGCGCCGCGGCCAGCTTCGTCGTCGTCTCGGCAAGCCCCGAGCGCATTTCGCGGAACGACGCAACGGCCTTCTGCTGCTTGCCGAGTTCGGCAAGCTCGCTGCGCGTTTGCCTGAGCGACTGCGCGAGCCCCTTGTTGCTGTTCAGCACGTTTCTAAGCGGCTTTGTCATGTTGTCGATCATGTCGAACATGACGCGCAGTTTAAGGCTGTTGTTCATCGTCGTTCGTTTCGTTCACTCGGCGCCGGCGCGCACACGCGCCCGCTCGCGCCAGTCCATCAGCTCGGCGAGACTGAAGGCGTCCAACGTCGCCGGCGTCCAACCGAACACCGACGCGATGTCCGCCATCGGGTCCTCTACGCGGTCTGGGAGGCCAGTTTCGATTTCACGGCCTTCGGCATCAAAAAACCCGCGAAGATACCCCCCAATTGGACGAGGTCAGCAGGATCGATGTTGGCGACGTCGGCTTCGGTCAGCATCGGCGTGCTGATGCGCGGCAACACCTTCGAGAGTGCGGCAACGTCGAGGCTGACGAGGTCGGACAGCGACACACCGCGCAGCTCGCCCGACTTCGGTTTTCGCAGCGTGATCGCATCGATCGTCTGGTTGCCGCGCACGAGCGGCGTGTCGAGCATGTGCGTATTCGGATCGTCCTGCGCCGGCGATTCCGGCGGGTTGGTGTCCGGGGTGTAAGAGTCGATGGGTTCCATGTTGATCCAGTACGATGATGATTAGTTGATGCCTCGCAAGCGTCACCGGCCGAGGCAAAGGATTACAGCCCGATTGCGGTGCGCAGCGCGGCGAGAAGATCGGTTCCGTTTCTCCGGTCGATCATGTTGACGAAGTCGATTTCGATGATGTCCTCGCCGTTGATGGAAAGCTTGTAGTAGCTGGCAACCGTCGTCACCTTGAACGCGGTGTCCTCTTTCGCCTTGGCCGAGCCCGGATCGATCTCGCTGTGGCGGCCCTTGATGACGATCTCGATCGCATCGACGCTCGTCGAGTCTTCGGACTGGTAGCCGCCGGCGAAACGCAACAGCACGCCGTCGTGCTGCGTGATGCCGTACTGCTGCAGCACGCTTTTCATGAAGCCGCCGGCGGTCCATTCCATCTGAATGCCCTCGTTTCCGAAGTCGACCTTGATTGGGCCGCTCATGCCGCCGCCCTGGTAGTCCTCCATCTTGCGCGTGAGCTTCGGCAGCGTGATTTCCGTGACCTGCCCGACGAAGTTCTCGCCGTTCTGAAACAGGTTGAAGCCCTTGAGTTTTCTCGGCATTCCCATGTTCGATTGCTCCTATGTGTGCTGTTTCGCTGGCGATCAGGCGTTGACCTTCGACGCGAAATCGGCGAGATAGCGGTCGGTGATGCGCTGACGCAGCGTCAGGTTTTCCAGCGGCGGAACCGGCGTGTAGTCGTAGTCGATGTACGCCTGCCCGGCCTTCAGCACGTCGGTTGTGTTCGGCTCCGGGTCGAACCACGACGCCCCGCCGATCAGGTAGCCGAGCGACACCCACTGGCGAAACTTGCCGTTGATGCTTTCGATGATGTCGCGCGGTAGAGACGGATTCAGCGGACCGTCGACGTTCACCATCTGCGCGAGCGCGATCGAGTCGCCGACGACCTGGGCCGTGCGCGTGTAGTTCTCGAACGCGAACAGCGGATCATCCGAGCATGTGCGCGAACCCCAGAAGCGATAGCCGCCCTGGTTGATCAGCGTCGTCACGTCCTGTTCGTTCAGGTAGCCGGCATCGGTCGCCGGGTCCTGCAGATCCCACGACACATCCGCACTGATGCCCGTCACGCCGTTGACGGCGACGTTCGACAGCGTCTTGTGCCAGCCGATATCGTTGTCGATCTTCGCGCGCAGGCCCATCGCGTAGGCCACGGCCGGGACTTCGACGGTTGCGTTCGCGGTGTCGTCCCACGCAAGAAAATTCGGCCATACGACCATCAGCTCGCGCGCCGCAAACTGTTTCCGGTAGGTCGTCGCCTCTTCCTTCGTTTTCGCGCCGGCGGCGAACGCGTAGGCGAAACCCTTCAGCGACTGCGCCGTGGTGATGAGCGCATTCGCGACAGGCTGCGTGTCGAGGCCCGGCGCGCCGAGAATGCGCGGCTTTACGCCGAGCTTCGCCTGTGCGGTCAGCAGCGCTTTCATGCCGGTGTACTTCCCCTCCGCCGTCACCGTGCCGATGACGTTCGTCGTCGTCGCGGCGGCATCGGCGCCTTCCGCGACGCGCACGACGACGGTAATCGGTTTGGTCTGCGCGCCGATCGCCGTCAGCGCCTTGTGAAGCGTGCCCTGTTTGCCCGCCTTGCCGAGCGCGGCAATCACGTTCGTGATGAGCACGGGGGTATCGAGCGGGAACGCGGTCGCGTCCGCATCCGCGGCCGTGCAGACGAGGCCGAGAATCGCCGTCGAAATCGAGCGGATCGGCCGCGTTCCCTGATTGATTTCGACGAGGGTAACGCCGTGGTGGTAACTGTCCTGTGCCATGTTTTTGGCTCCAATGTGATGAATATGTGAAGGGACGATCAGGAGGCGATCGCGGCCACCAAATCCGGTGCCGCAGGCAGATCGATGTACGGCCACCCGTCCGCCGCGCTGATATCGCGCAGTGCCTGACGGTATTTGATGAGCGTCGCGAACTGCGCGGCCGTCAGCGTCGTGCCACTGCCGATTAGCTTTTCGTCCTGATGGCGCGACACAAGCCAATCGGTCGACTCCATTGCCGAGTCGCGCTTGTTTCGCATCAAAGCCGCGACCTGATCTCGCGTTGGTGCGGGCGGATCGACCAGCAGCGGCTTCATGTTTCCATCCAGCGCCAGCCGCTTACCTTGCGACTGCCCGCCGATCAACGCACACCACTCGTCGTCCGATATCTCGACAACATTCACACCCATAGGTGCGGGGCTGTCGGTGGTATCGTAGAAAGCAACGATGCTGCGCTGTTTGTCGTATGCCGCGAGCTTCTGTCCCATATTCAGAATCCCCACACAAGATAGGTCACCGCCGCAGAGGTGCCAGAGGTTGTTTGGTAGCTTTGCGTGCCCAGGCTCATACCGGTTTTGCTGAAATTGGACGTCGAGACGAGCCCGGAAGTGAGCGTTGCGTTGATGGTCGCGACGGCACCTATCTGTTGATTCGGGAATGCAATCGGAAATGTCACATTCGCCACACCGGAAGCGTTGATTACGACTGATCCCCATTGCAGAATCAGCCCGCTCGGCAGCTTCTGGTAGCCGTTCGTCAAGAGCGCGCCGGCCGCTTGCCCGGAAATGACGACCCAGTTCGACCCGTCGCTCACCAATTGCGCAGACTGTGCAACCGTCATGATGTAACTAGACGACGAGTTGTTAGCCGAATAGATCGCTCCGATCGAGGTGGATAGCGTGACCGAATTACTGTTGGCGTTAAAGATCGTGAACACCAGACCCGGAGTCGAAGGAGACGGCAGTGCAATCGAATATCCAGAAGTTCCCCTCGCCTCGATAAACGAGCCCGTCTGACTTGCGGTAAGCGTTGCCGATGCGGTAAGCGGAACAAAACCCTGAAAGTTGCCTAGCGCCTGCTGCACGAACGCTGTCGTCGCCAACTTCCCGCTATTGTCGAACTGCGCCGGCGTCGGCGCCTTCGGCGTTCCAGTGAAAACCGGCGAGTCGATTGCCGCCTTCAGCGCAAGCGCGTTCGTCATCGTCGTCGCGAAATTCGGATCATTGCCGAGCGCTTTGGCCAGCTCATTCAGCGTATCGAGCGCACCCGGCGCCGCATCCACGAGCGCGCTGATTGCCGCTTGCATCTGCAAAATCGTCGCGTATTGCGGATACGGGTTTTCCGCGCCAGCGAGCGCGTCGTGCGCATCCTTTAAAAAGCGCGTGCGGTTCGCGAGCTGTCGCAGTGGCACGTTATCGATGCCGTCCGGCCCGCCCTCGACCGGATCGGACGTTTCGAACTGGCGAATGCCGGGCGTCCACGTCGAGCTTTCAACCAAATCGGTCATGACTTGATGCTCCCTCTGTTGTATTGGCCGTCGCGATGCGCGAAGCCGTTGTAGCGAATCGGCGCCTCTCGGTAGTCCAGCGACACCAGCATCGAGCGTTGCGGCGCGTAGCGTTCGAGAACCGCTTTCAGGTTGTCCGCTTGGTCTCGCGTGATAGGTCGCGACAGCTTGACGATGTATTCCGCCCACGCGGTTTCCCGTCCGTGCACGTAATCGCCGTTGTATGTGACCGAGCCGTCGCGCCGGCGCACACGCCGGCCCTCGACAATCGTCACCTCGCCGAAGCCGAGCCGGCGAATCACTTCACGCACCGCCCAAGGCGTGCCGCGCTTCTGATGAAGCTGAATCGCGCCCCGGATGAGCGCGCGGCGCGCGTCGTCCGATTCGGCCAGTTCCCAGCCGTCGACCGACACTTCGGCGGCCAGATACGGCAGCAGCGCAGACGGACATCTGTCCGGATTCCAGTAGTCGCGAATCGGGATCGGCAGAGCATCGACGGCCGCGAGCGCCGCCGCAGTGCGCGTTTCGAGCACCGTTGCGTTCGGGGGCAGCAGCTTAGGCATAAATGCCCCCGTATTCGATGACCACTTCAATGCAATACGATGCCTGGGTCGGGCTGATGGCAATATCGCCGGCCGGCTCGATCAATTCGGTTTTCGACAGGCCCGCGGCCTGGCACACACCCTTGATCGCTGACTCGGCGACGCCGATTCCGATGCGGTGCACCTTGTCCGCATAAGCGCGCGCGTTCTTCGCCGCTTGCTCGATCAGCACATCAGCGCCCACGGCCGAACGCGTGTAGCCCTTTGCACGAATCCGATATGTGACGATCTCCGCCGACGCCACGAAGACCGTGTCATTCAGCGGCCGCTGATCTTCGGCGCTCAGTGCGGCCGCGACGGCGTCGCACAGCTCCTGCGACGCGGTGCCGTCGCCTTCGCTCGAAAGCAGCGTCACGAGCACGTCGCCCGGCCGCGGCCGCGAGCTTTGCGCGTCGATGATGCGGCCGTCGACGGCGCGCGCCTTCGTCACATACGCGGCAGCCGGGCCGGCGACGCTGAAACCCTGCGGCGCGAGCTGAACGCGCTCGCGCAAGCTGTCGTCGCCCTCTTCCACCTCTGCGACGTTGTTCGCCGGATCGGCCGGCGTGACAATCAGCCGTTTGAGCCCGAACAGCGCCGCGCGCTGTTCGAGGTCATTCCCCATCGCGAATGCGAGCATCACGGCGCGAACCGCATCGTTGATGCGCTGACGCCACACCAGTTCACGGTAGCTGTTCTCTTGCAGCAGACGCGCGAGCGGTTCCGATTCAAGTTCGACCGTCGCGGCGATTTCCGCCTGTTCGTCGGCCGGCCAAAGCGAGATGAGCGCCGCCTTGCGCGCCGCGTAGATCGTTTCGAAGTCGAGCACTTCGAGCGCGTCAGGCAGTGGCAAGCTTGCGAGGTCGATGAGCGCGGACGTGGTCATGCCGTGATCACCTCGTTCAACGGAACACGCGCGCGCACTGCCGCGCCGGATTCGGTCGTGTAGCCCTCGATATCGACGTACTGCTTTCCGGAGAACACTTCGCCGACCGTGGCATCGTCGACCGTGATCTGCACCCGCGTGAGCACCAGACGCGGCTCCCATCGCATGAGCGCCGTCGCGATCGCGGCGTAGAGGCGTGTGCGTTCGGCGCCGTTGTTCGGCGCGTCGATCTGCGAGAACAGGTCGGACCCGAACGGCCGACGCTTCACGCACGAAGCCAACGGCGTCGAAATAATCTTGCCGATCGACTGGTAGAGGTGGTCAAGATCGGCGATTGCGCGGCCGGTCGCGGCGTTCATGCCTTTCATTTCGGCGCGCTCACGTCATTGCCGTCGCCCTGTTCCCGGTGCGTGTGGTGCGGAAGGCTGATGCCCTGCGACTTCACGTCGCCGGTGAAATCGGCGGCGCCCTGAATCTGCATCGTCGAGCCGCCTGCGCCGCCTTTGCCCGTCATGCCGGACTCGAACGCGAACGGCCCCTTGACCGTCATCGCGCCGGTGCATGTCGTCTGCGGGGCGTCGAATGTGATGGTCTCGGCCTGCACGGTCGCGGCCTTCGTCTGAACCGTGACGGAGCCCGGCGCGATGACGAGCATGGTCGCGCCGGCGGGCAGTTCAGCCGTGAGCGCATGCGCAGCGTGGTCGTATGCGACGACAGCCCCATCGGGATAGATGCGCGTGTGCGTGTCGCCGCTATTGGCCGGTGCCGGGAAGCCTTCGGAATAGAAGCCGCACAGCGCGACGCCCTGCGCCGGATCGCCCATCGGGCAAAGGAGAATGACCTGTTCGCCTTTGGTCGGCGGCCGCCAATCACGAACGCCGCCGGCGGCGACCGACAGCCACGGTATCCAGTTTGTCGCGAGGCAGCCGGAGTCGTCGTCCGGGTCGCCGACCGACACGCGGCAGAGTGCCGCGCCGTGGTTGACGTCCAGAATCGCGCCCTTGCGCACTGCGTTGCGGGCCAGCCGTTGAATTTCGTTAGCGTCCATGCCGCCCATCATGCCGACCGCACGCGCGCGATGCGACAGCCGCCGCATGTTGGCGGGATGGGTACAAAAAACCCCCGTGAACCGGGGGTTATCGTGCGACGTGTTTCAACAGCAGGTCGAGTATCAGGTCGCAATCTTCGGGCTTCAGCCCCAGCAGTACGCGGGCCGGATACTGGTATTCGGCGCCGCCCGGCGCGACGCGCCCGCGCTCGCCGAACTGGTGGACGCGCGCGATGCCCGCGACGCGCCCATCGAAGCCGATCGCGAGGCCGTTCGCGTCCGCTTCGACCTTCAGGTATCGCGCCGTGCGCAGCTTCGCGAACATCGCAGCGCGTTTGATGCGGCCGCGCTTGTCCCGTGGCTTACCGTCTGGTTTCAGGCGCGGCTTGCGTGCGTCGTATGCGGTGCCGTCGGGGTTCTTCTGCGCCGCGATCCGCGCCTGATGGCTGCGCCGCAACGCGCGCGCGATGTCGCGCATCGCGGCGCGGCGGCCCGCCGGCTGTAGGCGGCTCAGCAATGCGGATAGTCGCGATTCGACGATGCTCAGGTCATTCATGGTTCAGCGACCCATGGCCCCGCCATGTCCTGAAACTTCGAATCGTCGACGTGCTCGACGATGCGCTTACCGTCGTCGTTGACCTTCACGACAATGCCTTCCGTAAGCTGCACCTTGATCGACACGTCGGCCGTCTTGTTGTTGAGAACGTCGATTTCGTAGGTGATCCCGCTCGCGTGCTCATCGGGGTTGAGCACGAGGTCCGGCTGATTGTGGCGGACCCAATCCAGCAGCGCGATAAACAGGGCGTCGGGATCGCCGCCGAAGTCCAGCAACAGGACGTTGCACACATACCGGTATTCGAACGACAGACTGCGCGCGCCCGTCGCCGCGATCGAACCTTGATCGATGAACACCGTGAGCTTCTCGGGATTGGACCCGAGCGAAGGAATCGCCGCAACGATCGCGGCGCGAAGACCGGCCGGCTTAATCATGCCGCACCCGCCCGGCTTCTGCGTTGATCTTCGCCTGCGCCTGTTCCTGACAGGCGACGATCATGTCGACCTTGGCGGCGCACATGCCCCATGCGCCCTTCGCATCGTTGAATGCCTCGTGCAGCTCGCCGTTAGTGCGCGGCGCCATCGCCGGCAGCGTGCAGCGCGTGATCGGCTGGCACTGCTGCACCGAAATCACCGGCGCCGGTGTAAGCGGGGCTTGCTGACAGGCGGGCAACGTCAGCAGGCAAAGGAGTATCGGCCCAAGTGCGAACGGTCGCGTTTTCATTGATCACCTTCCTGATATCCTGCCGAGCGGTCGCAAGCTTCGCAGCCACGTTGCCCGTTGCAGCGTCGAGCTGCTGCTGTTGCGTCGCCTTGTTGCTCGCGTCTTGACGCAAGCCGTTGATGGTCGTATCGCGCGACGCGACGGCCTGGCCGGAACACGCCAGCCGGTTTTTCGCGTCGGCCAGCTCGGCGCGCAGCGCGCGCACGTAAAAGAACGCGGCGACGAGCAGCGCGAGTGCGACCGCGCCGGCGACGAGCTTCGAGGCAGCCGCGTTCATGCCGCCGCCTTGTCAGCACCGGTGTACTTGTCATACGCGCGTGCGAGCTTCACGTCGTACAGGTTGCGTGCGTAGTCGGGACCGTTATAGCCCTTCGCGAACACGGCCCACTTGCGGCCCTTCAGCGCCGCCAGCAGATTGGAATCGGCTGCCACGAAGCGCACGAACGCGTCGAGCTGGTCGCCCTCGCCGATTTCCATCCGCGCGACGAAATCGTCGATGTCTGAATAGCCGAGGCGTTCCGCGTGATAGCCCATCACCTGAAACGCGCCCCAGCTTGCCGACTCGTAAGCCGCGCCGGCGTCGATCAGCTCGGCCGTCGCGAGTCGTGTATATTCCGCGGCGCCGCCCTGGTAGCCGCCGCGCGCCTGCGCGCAGATATTCGGGTATTTCGCCGCGATCGGTGCCGGATTGATGCCGCGGGCTTCGAGGCGCTTCCAGAAAACGTGACGCTCGAACAGGATCTTCGGCCGCCCATCCGACAGGAAGCCCGAGCCGGTCGATTCCACTTCGTTGACGGCGCGCACGCACGCGACCGGTACGCCGAGGGTGTCGGCCGCCTTCACGATGTCCGCGTCGGCGAGGTGCTTCGGGTCGCGCCGGCCCGTCGCGATCGCGGCGAGCGTCTTCGGGCCGGCGATGCCGTCGACGACGAGCCCGGCTTCCGTCTGCACGGCCTTGACGGCCGATTCGGTCGCTTCATCGTAGACGTGCGTCACGTCGAGCGAGTAGCCGGCGCGGGTCAGCCTGCGCTGCAGCAGGCCGACATCGTCGCCCTGGTCGCCGAGGCGATGCGTTTTCATGGTTGTTCACTCCGCAAGAGGCGCGCGACGTTGCCGCGCGACGCAAACACAAACAGCGCCAGCAAGACCGCCGTCGCCGTTTCGAAGAAGCCGACGTGCTTCGCGTGTAGTGCCAGCTCAATGGCCGACCCGCCGGAGACGGCAACGAGCGCCCACGCGACCCACGATGCATCGTGGCGATGACGCGCGCCGTTGCGCCGATAGACGAGCACGCGCGCGAGCGCGGCGAGGTGAGCGGCCAGCGCCACCAGTGCGAAAGAGATGTGCATGTCGCTCACTCCCCTTTCTTGAGGAACGCCAGCAGGTCGACCGACTTCAGACGCTCGATGAGCTGCAGCGTGACCGTGATCACGAGCGCGGCCGCGAAGAAGCCAGCGACGCCCGTCGAGCGGATCGGCGTCGCGTTGACGATCTCCGGCGCAGCGAGATAGCCCATCACGAGGGAAATCAGCATGTACGCGACGCGCGTCAGCACGCCGATTTCTCTCGACGTGACGACAACGAGCGCCGCGCCGGTGAACGCGCCGATCAGCGCGTTTCCGTCGATGCCGGGCGCGAGGCCCGCAAGACCGATCGCGGCCGACAGCGCCGCGGCGGTTGTGGTGTTCGGTTCTGCCATGTAGCCAGCTCCCGGAATCAATCAAACAGTTGCACAAGCGGCGTCGTGCTTTCGACCGTGCCGATATCGGGCAGATAGACGACGGTGCCGATCGGGATCACGACGCCGTGATCGGCGAGGCCCGCGTTCGCTTCGAGCACCGCTTCGACCGTGCCGTCCGTCCGGCCATAGTGACGCCAGCAGAGCGCGTCGACCGTATCGCCCTGCTGCGCGATGACGTTCATCGAATTGCCATCAGATCAGCTCCACCGTGCTGCGCGGAATGCCGCGCAGGTCGTTCAACGCCCAACGCGCGTTGCGGCGCGCGCTGCAAACCGTATCGTCGAGCCGCTCGGCCTCCTGCCCGCCGGATTTCGTCGTATCGAGGTCGCGATACTTCTCGGTCACGTCGGCATGCGTCAGGTTGTAGACCGCGCGGTAGTAGAGCGACACGAGTTCGCTGATGCCGCCGATCCGCTCGGCCGGTACGTCGGCAAGCGTCGCGTAACCGGCGGCCGCCTGCGCGCGCCACACCTTCAGTTCGACGTTCACGCTGCGGATTGCGTCAATCGCCGCCTCGCGCAAACGCGCGTGCGTCACGGTTCCGTCGAGCCGCGTCGCCTCGCGCAACGCCGCGATCGACACGTCGGGAAAAAACCCGTTGTTTTCGATCGCGTCCAATTCGGGCGTCGGCGCAGTCGGATCGGCCGTCGCAATAAAGCTGCTCGACATAGTCGTGACTCGGAATAAGACGGCGGTGGATCGGGGTCGGGATCGCGTAGCGTCAGCCGTTGCGAACCGTCACCCGATGCCGCCGTGCCGGGGGGGCTCAGTTCGTGCGGTCGGCGCCGGCCGCCGCACTTCTCAACTCGGCTTCGAGTCGAGTGATGTCCTTTTTCACGCCAATGCGGTCGTTCAGCTCGACCGCGCGGCGCAGCATTTCGAGAGCGCCGGCCTTGTCGGATGCCTCCAACGCATAGCCGAGCGCCTTGTGCAACTTCGCGCGAATCTGGTCGTGCATGTCGTACTTTCGCGTCCGCGCTTCGACTTCCTGCAACATCGCCGCGGGAAACGCCTCGCCGGCGGCGAACGCCCGCAAACCGGCTTCGGCGAATTCTTCAGCGACGGCGGCCGGCAACGTCCGTTCGTATTGCTCGGGCAGCGTCATGCCGAAGTGCAGCGCGTATCGAGCGATAGCGAGCGCGCTGTCGTAATCGCCCACGTCCACGCACCAAATCATGACCGTGGTCAGCACGTCGTCCTGCGCGCCCTTCCCGCCTTCCAGCACGCCAGCGATGTACGCCGCGTAATCCGGCAGTACCTCGCGCTTGACCTCGATCTTTCGCGCGACGGACTGAATTTCCTTCAGCCTGCGGCGGTCGGTCCCGAGCTTCGCGAGCATCAGGTCGTAGTGTCGGTGTCCGGCAAGCGACTGGCCGGGCGCGGCGCGCGCGGCATCTTGCGCAGCGCGGACGCGCATCTGGTGACGGCGAGCGGGGCTGGTCATGATCAGGCCGCCGGCGCGATTTCGATGTTCTCGACCACGGCCGCACAGCCGTAGTCCTCGACGACATACGCGTCGTTGCTCGACTCGTAGAACTCGACCCGGTCGCGCTTCGCGTTGTCGACGATCGTGCGTCGACGCGCGCCGTTCTGGTAGTACAGCGACAGGTTGTCCAGCCGGGTGATCAGCACCGAGTTCGCCGGGAAATACGGCGCGCTCACCGCCTGCTTGCCCCCGACGCGCTTCGCACTGACGACCAGGTCGACGGCGGCCGCTTCGGTCGCGACGTTCGCGCCATTGATGAACGGGAAAAACTTGTCGTGCAGCAGGCCACTACCAAGCACGACGACGACGGACGGATCCTCGCGATACCACTCGTCGAGCAGTTCGAGCGCGTCATACACTAGCGCGTCGATGTTCTTGTAGTCGGTGCCTGCACCCGTGCCGACCTTCACCTTGCCGGACCCTGCGGCACCTTCATGCATGACGCGGTCGGGTGCGCTCGCGCGGATTTTCTGGAGCCAGCCGATGTTCACGTCCTGCAACAGCGGATGTGCGGCACGATCCGACGTTGCAGCGCGCGACGTGCCGTTGAAACCGATGCAGATCCGGTCGAGCGCCTGACGCTTCACGATCGCATCACGGATACGCGTCTGGAAGTCCGGGAACTTCGCCCACGCATCGAGGCGCGCGTACGGAATCGCCGTGTCGAAATTCGTCTGCGTGCACAGATACCCGTTGTTGTCGAGGGTCGTCGGGTCGACCGGCGTGCGATCCTTCGTCGTGGTGTCGGTCGTACTGGCGATCGGTTGGCCCACGCCGAGGCCGATTTTCGCGCCGGACTGCTCGTCGACGCCAATCATGTTGACGCTCTGCAGGAAAGCGCTCGACGCTTGAACCTTTTGCTCAAGCGTTTGCTGCACCGACGGATCGACGCTGAATTTCGTCGTCGCATCCTGAACGCCGTTCAGCTGCGCGATGTGCGCGGTGTACGCGTTGAACGCGACGCGGGTGTCGTTACGCATGGGTGAATCTCCGAATCATTGAATGGATGGACCGATGTCGTTTCGCGTGGCCGGGGCTGATCAGCAATCCGTCTTCGTGGCGCCGGTGCCGCCGGTCGCCGGCGGCCGCGGTGCGCCATTCGGTTGCGCCGACAGTTGCTCGGTCAGTTCCTTGAGCGCGGTAGCCGTTTTCGCGTGCGCATCCTTCTCGGACGACAGCGCGACCTTCAGCGATTCGACCTCGCTCGTCAGCTTCGTGACGACCGCGATTTGTTGCTGCCCGTGCGTCGCGAGGGCTTCGACGGCCTGCGTCAGATCCGTGAAGCGCTTGTCATCGGCTTCGCCCTTGTTCTTGACGAGGCCAAGCAGCTCGGCGACGCGCGAAAACACCGACGGCGCCGGCGTCTCGAACTCGATCGCGGTTTCTTCTGCGGCCGTGAACAGGTTGTCGCGGTGCTGTTTCTTGTTCGAGAATGGGTTCTTGTCGCCCTGGCCGGCGGCGAATTGCAGGATCTCGGTGCCGAGGCTCGCGGGGCTGTCCGTGACCGCGAGGCCGATGAGATACGCCTGCTTCGTGTCGGAGAACGACGGCGCGACCTCGATCGACGTGTAGATCTTCTGAGCGGCCTTCGTCATGTCGATCAGGGCCTGCGTCGGTTGGATCTGGGCGTAGAGGCCCATCTTCCCCTTCAGCCCGCCGTCCTTGATCTCCTCGGACTTCAACGCGATGACGTCGCCATACGCGCCGAACGGATTCGTCGCCGACATGGGGGCGTATCCGCGAATGTGCTCACAGTTCACGCGTGCGCTGTACATCGTGCGGTCATACGTGGCCGCCATCTGCGTGATCCAATCGCGCTCGATCGTGCGGCCGTCCGTAGTCGCACCTTCGACCGCGACGCGAAACCACTTCGACGTAGCTGCATGGTTGCTGGAACCCGTGGTGCTGCCGATCCCGATCGCGGCGAGGCTCGCACCTGCGACCGCCGAACCGTGCGCGCCCATCGCGCCCAGCACGTCGGCGTGATCGAGCAGCGTGCGGCCATGCGTGACCAGTTCCGCAGCGTGCGCCGCCGCCGGCGAGAAGCATGCGACCACGGCAGCGCCGATCGTCGCAGCAGTCGCCAACATCGAAAATCGCTTCATCGGTCGCTTCATTAATGCCCTCTCAGGTTCCGTTCGGTGTTTTGGTGTCATCGCCTGGTCGCCGGTTGTGACGTGCGACTGGTGTAACGGAATGTTGCCGGGTTGCGCTCCGACGAACAACGATGCGCATTCGTTGCTCGGCTCGGCACAAGGGCATACGCTCCGCGCGCGCGCGCGTCGCCGGTACGCTTCCGGCATGATCGAGACAGCCGAAAATCCCACCGTTGATGACGAGCCGAGACGCGTTGCCCGTGCCTACTACTGGAAGGGGCGCGGCATCACATGGATCGCGCAATTTCTGAACGTTCCTCGCTCGACCGTCGAATCGTGGAAGCAACGCGACCAATGGGAAAAGGCGTCGGTCGTCGATCGATGCGAGTCATCGGTCGAGGCCCGATATATGGCCTTGGTCGAAAAGGAGGACAAGGAACCGCGCGATTTCAAGGAAATCGACCTGCTCGGCCGTGAAATCGAGCGCCTACACCGCTGCCGAAAATACGCAGAGACCGGCAAGGCATCCGACCTCAACCCGAACATCAATGCGCGCAACGCCGGCCCGAAGAAGCGCGCGCAAAAGAATCTCATCACGCCCGAGCAGGCGAAGAAGCTGCACGAGGCGTTTCTCGACGGCATGTTCGGATACCAGAAGAACTGGTATCACAACGGCAACAACCGAACGCGAAACGTGCTGAAGTCACGCCAGATCGGCGCGACGTACTACTTTTCGCACGAAGCGCTCGACGACGCGTTGCAGAGCCATCGCAACCAGATTTTTCTATCCGCCAGCCGCGCGCAGGCGCACGTCTTCCGCTCCTATATTTGCGACTTCGTGCGCAAGGTGATCGACGTCGAGCTGACAGGCGAAGTGATCGCGCTGCCCGGTTACGACGCCGAGCTGTACTTTCTCAGCACGAATTCGAGAACGGCACAGAGCTATCACGGGAACCTCTATTTCGACGAGTATTTTTGGGTCCACGGTTTCCGCGAGCTGAACAAGGTCGCGCAGGCGATGGCCAGCCAAAAGCAATGGCGCAAGACCTACTTTTCGACGCCGTCGAGCATCTCGCATCAAGCGTATCCGTTTTGGTCAGGTGAAGCGTACAACCGCGGGCGCGCGAAGGCGGACCACATCCACCTCGATATCTCGCATGCCGCGCTGTCCGGCGGCCGCTTGTGCGAAGACAGGCAGTGGCGGCAAATCGTCACGATCGAGGACGCGGCCGCGATGGGTTGCGACCTGTTCGACCTGGACGAGCTGCGCCTGGAAAACAGCGCCGACGATTTCGCGCAGCTCTATCTATGCCAGTTCATCGACGACAGCGCATCGATCTTCAAGTTCGCCGATATCCAGCGATGCATGATCGACTCGTGGGAGGAATGGGACGACGTCGAATTCCTGATCCAGCGACCGTTCGGCCATCGACCTGTTTGGCTCGGCTATGACCCGGCGTTGAGCGGCGATTCCGCCGGGCTCGTGATCGTGGCGCCGCCGGCCGTGCCGGGCGGCAAATTCCGCGTGCTCGAAAAGATGCAGTGGCGCGGGATGGATTTCGAGGCACAGGCCAAGAGTATCCGACAGCTCACCGAGCGCTACACCGTCACGTACATGGCGATCGACACGACGGGCATCGGCCAGGGCGTCTACCAGCTCGTGTCGAAATTCTTTCCGGCAGCCGTCCCGCTGAACTACTCGCCTGAGGTGAAGGGCCGCCTCGTGCTCAAGGGGTTGTCCGTCATCGGCAATGGCCGCCTGGAATTCGATGCGGGCTGGACCGACCTCGCGCAGGCGTTCATGGCGATCCGCCGGACCATGACCGCAAGCGGCCGACAGGTGACGTATCACGCCGGCCGCAGCGAAGAAATCGGCCACGCCGACCTTGCATGGGCATGCCTGCACGCGCTCGGCAATGAGCCGCTCGAAGGCTCGACCACCAACAACCGCAGTTTCGTGGAGATTTCCTGATGAAAAAGACCCAACGCCCGCGAGGCGCACACATCGCCGCCACGACGCCGGCCGCTAGCGCGGCCGCGGGCGAAGCGTTCACCTTCGGCGATCCGATGCCGGCACTGTCGCGCGCCGAAATCCTCGACTATTCGGAAGTCTGGTCGAATGGAGAATGGTTCGAGCCGCCGGTGAGTTTCGCCGGCCTGGCGAAGTCGTTTCACGCCGGCACTCACCACGCATCGGCGATCTATTTCAAGCGCAACGTGCTCGCGTCGACGTTCATCCCGCACCGGCTGTTCTCGCGCGCAGCATTTCGGCGCTGGGCGCTCGATTTCCTGACCTTCGGCAACGGCATCGTCGAACGCAAACCGAACCGGCTCGGCCAGACGCTCAAATACGAACCGGCGCCCGCGAAGTATGTGCGCCGCCGAACGGACCTGATCAACTACGTGCAGACCAACGGATTTCAGACGAAGTACGAATTCCCGGAAGGCTCAGTGTTTCACCTGATGGAGGCCGATATCAATCAAGAGGTGTACGGCCTGCCCGAATATCTCGGCGCACTGCACGCGGCCTGGTTGAACGAGTCGTCGACGCTGTTCCGTCGACGCTACTACGAGAACGGCAGTCACGCCGGCTTCATCCTCTACATGACTGACCCGGCGCAGAATCAGGCCGATGTCGATACGATCCGCGAGGCGCTGAAGAACTCGAAAGGCCCGGGCAATTTCCGAAATCTGTTCGTCTACTCGCCGAGCGGCAAGAAGGACGGCATCCAGTTGATCCCGGTTTCCGAGGTCGCGGCGAAGGACGAGTTTTTCAACATCAAGAACGTCACGCGCGACGACCTGCTTGCCGCGCACCGGGTGCCGCCGCAGTTGCTCGGCATCGTCCCGAGCAACACTGGCGGTTTCGGGGCGGCCGACACTGCTGCGCGCGTGTTCGCGCGTAACGAAATCGAGCCGCTCCAGGCGCAATTCCTCGCCTTCAATGAATGGGCCGGCGACGAAATCATCCGGTTCGATCCGTACGTGCTGCCTGCTGCGGAAACGCTATCCAAAGCAGACTGAATTTTGGTTCTTCGGGGATTTCCATGGTTGTCGTTGTCCGCTCCATTCCGATCTGTAGAGATTCCGTAAAGCGGACGCTCACACGTGACTTCGCAATGGGGATGCCGCACGGAGGTCCACTCTAGCTTTGCAGAAGCAAAGTTCCAAGAGGGGCTTCCGAGGCGCGTGTCAAGAAGCCGGCGGAGTATTCAAGGCCTGTTCCAGTGATTTTCTAACAGAGGTCTGAATTTTTTTGAAATGAGAGCCCTTTCTAGATGCCCCGATTGCCATCAATTGTTTTCCTCCAAATTTTACGTGTCGGTTTTTGGCGGATAATTGACGAAGAAGCAAAGCGAATAGTGATTTCCCCCTCAATAATGTGCTGTAGTTCGATTGAATGGCTTCAAACAGCGCTTCCGGATAGGCTTCTCCATCATGCAGCGCCACCTCCGCCCTATAGAAATCCTCGTCATCCAGAACCTTGCCCGCATGTGTGCGGAAGCTTGACGCATGCCCATTGATATTTCTACTAACTGAAAGCGCATACCATCGCAAGAAATGATTCATTTCCGCTTTAAATTTAACCATCTCTTCAGGGCTCAGCAAATCCTCTAGATCGCCATCAACGAACAGATCGTTCTCTATAGAATATCCAGTGGTAGTAATAAGGTCATCTATATTGACTGGCCGTCCCGCGATCGGGTACACCCAGAGGTCATTATCAACAACAAAAACGACCGGCACTGACACGGGGTCTTCTTTTATTTTTCGTCTAAGCTCAAGCACGGCATCCTTGTTTCCAGCCGGAAGCATATCAACTTCCAAGTCACGCAATTCGTGCTCGACGGAGCGATAGAAAATAATATCGTCCTTACCCTCCACCAAAACTGTTGGGAGAGACGACCTCTTAAGAAGCTCGTAAATCTCATCCACCGTCGGGCGTGCCTTCTCTGAACTCATTTTCACTCCCCCTTGTCGACGCCAACACTAACTTCTTTATCGGGATATTTTGCGTATATGAAAGGGGAATGTGTTGCGAAGATAAATTGATTCCCCGACTCTTGAGACTCGAGAATCGAATATAATTTCCTTTGCCAATCTACATGTAGGCTCAGCTCTGGCTCATCAATGAAGATGATTGAATTCTTATGGAAAGCATTATAGCAAATAAAGCTAAGCATTTGCTTCTCGCCTGCCGATAGCGCGTCACTTGTCACTGCGGCGGCCGCATCTCCGAAACTAAGTCGAGTCCCAAAAGAGATACCAGAGTGCTGAAACAATCTCTCCACGAGATCCCGAACCGCATTGAGTGGAGTAAGTGTGCGTGAACTAAACTCCTCTATTTTCTCGATTTCTGCCCGAGTCTCAGAAAGAAGAGCATCTGCATCTTGTCGATTGTTTTGAGTCGTCTCGTATTGACGAATCCTTTCAATAACACTTTTTGTGACCTCCCCTTGAAATGCATTTATTTCTTCAGATAAGGTCGTGTATCTTTTCAGCAGCAAGCTAACAATGTCCTGACTGGATAATGCGGCGATGAATGAATGCCCCCCATTCGACAGATTTCGCGAAATCGATACCAGGGAATCTTCTAATTCGCCACTAGATTTTGTGCCTGTTCGCGGTCGGGGTGCGGCTGCTGGCTTAATCGAGAACCCACCTTCAATTCGACGGAAAGTAGGGAAGAAAATGGAGCTTCCCTTTTCGACCATGAGCGACTGAGCCTTGTCCTCCGCATATTCCCTGTAATTGTCCGGATCGGCATCATCGTCCTCCAAAATATAGTATTCGTCATCGATCTCCAATTCGACTTTGCAATACATGGGCCCCGTTCTAATCACAGTGCATGTATATTCATCCGTGCCAACGGTACATGATTTGAAATTTACCTCTCGAAGGGCAAGCAATATGTTTCCGCTGATTATGGCCCAGGCCAACTTAATGATGGTTGTTTTCCCCGACCCATTCCGTCCGGTCAAGATGTTAAGATCCGAATTGAAATTATAAGTGGCGACACCGGGCTTACCGAAAAGCCCATTAACCGTCATGTATTTAATTCGCATGTGAACTCACAGATTAGACTTCGAATGAAGTTGCGCTTCTATTTACAAAAAACATCGACCAACTACTTCTCTCGATTTCCGGCTGACATGCCCATCACACATATACACAAAGGAGGAGCGCCGAGCGAGCCGTGGGCGATGTGAACTACTACTAGTGCTTAAGCTTCCCTAAGATCGATGTGATGATGCATTGTCAACGATCTACCGATACGTGTCGAGTGATGGGTTGAATCCGAAACCGATCGCCGACAGTTTTCCCCGCGTTCCCAGAAAATCAGCAATAAATCTTTGTTTTGCCGTTGACCACGCGAAAGCTGTCGCTTTCGACGCCGCACGTGAGGCGTCGGGTGCGAAAATCGATCGTTCGGCTGCCGCGCTGGAGACACTGTCGTTATGGGTGCATCAATACCCCCGTTTCGCGCACCAAATCGCGTCAATTTCGCAACAACCAAATCCGGCCAAGCCCGCCAGCGGGCGGGCCTGACCGACCGATTCACCTGTGCATCAAATGTAGGGAGACAAGAAGCGGGCAGGCGGGGAGGGGGACCGCGTTTCAGGGGCGCGGCTGGCCGTGTTCAGACCACCATCCGCCCCCGCCCGGCACCCCGCCCCGCCCGCCTGCCGGCCCCGCCACGGGCCTGTCGCCGCCCCGTCAATGCGCGGCGCACCCCGCAACGACCGACCGCTCGTAGCACCCCCTATCGCGCCCACGCCTGATGCCGGTTCTGCAGCACAAACGACAAGGCCGCCGCGTCTCACCACGTCGGCGGCCTCTTCCATTCTCAAACGGCTGCGGCGTCCACCGCCGGCCGGCGCTGTCACCACCTGGCGTCCAAACGGCGCTCAGCCGCCCGCAATGCCTCACCGAACTGGACTGCTGAGTAACCCATGCACGCAGCACGAGCCAGCAACTCGGCGCGCAGCTTGTGCGCGTGACGACTGGTGAGCGCCCTTTCCCTCGACGTCGCCGGCATGATGGCCCCCTCCCGAATCGGCCCGGTGCATACGATTCGGTCGTATGCCTCACAGCGCCGGAGATACTCGTCGGCCAGGTCGTCGAGCGCCAATGGCCGCCGCTCGGGTTCGGCCAGGTAGATCTGTTCGAAGTCGCGCAGCGGCGTCATACGCCGTCCGCGTCCACGAATCGGGCGACGGCCATCGCGATAGCCGCTGCGCGGCTGATCCCGAGCCGGTCGGCGGCCGCGTCAACGCGCGCGAGCAGCGCGGGATCGATGCCGAGGCTGATCGTCTCTTTCTTCCGCCGGACGGGCGCGCGCGTCAGCCCGACCTGGCTCGATGATTCCGACGCGGCGGCGTCCGGTGCGCCGCCGATGAACTGATCGATCGCGGCCGCATTGCGCGCGTCCGGTCGTTTCGTGATTGCCATGCTGAACCCCTTTTCGATATTGAACCGATATCGTTTTGATATCGGTTTGCCATTGCTTCGATAGCGTTATGCTGCCAAAACAGCATCGAGCAGGCGCTCGGCCTCTGCGCATGCGACCGTGTCACGGCGCTGCATCTCATCGACATGCAGGCCGGCGGCCGCCGCGTTCGCGAACGCCTTGCGACGCGTCAGCCGGCAATCGAGCAGGTCGAACGTGGAGAACTCGCGCAACGCCGCGGCGGCGTCCCGATTGTCCGGGCCGCTCACGTCGGCGAGGTTCATGAAGGCGAGCGCCTTCAGGTCATGCACGGCGCGCGCTTCGTCGATCAGCTCGGCGATATCTTTCACCGCCCACACTTCGAACGAGCGCGGCACGAACGGGATCAAGGCAACGTCGGCGACCGTCAACGCGGCACGCAGCGCGCTCGAATCGCGGCCGCCGGCGTCGATGATGACGTGATCGAACCCGCCAGCCTGGGCGCTCACCTGCGCACGCAGCGTCGCGCCATTCGCGTATGCCGAGGCCGCCAGCGGCGGCCGGCCGCTTTCCGCGCGCAAGGTGATCGCGCTGATGCTGGATTCCTGCCGATCACCGTCGACGAGCCACGGTCGGAATCCGGTGAGCGACAGGCCGATGGCGAGCTGCAAAGCGATCGTCGACTTGCCGACGCCGCCCTTGGTGTTCACGACTGCGATAATCATATTGCTCCCCCGAGCATTGAACTACATTGAAACCCTATCGATTCGATATCGTTTCGATACCGAATCGCCATCGTTTTGATACCGGTTCAGAATTGACCGTCTGCCAGCCGTTCTCGCCGCTGATGCTCGCGCTCGTTTGCGCGGTCGGCCGCGATCACGAGCGCCGCGAGGATCGGCACGGCGAGCGGATAGAACGCGAGCGCGCCGAGCCGGCCGGCGAGTGCGACCAGGCCGACGAGCAGCTCGCCGGCGTGGCCGCCGATCGCACGCCAGATCCGGCGGTCGAATGGCGCCACGAGAACGAACCCCGCTGTCTTCTTCAACGCGAGGCCGTATGTCATGCCCTTGCCCCGCTTCGATTCTCGGTTTGTGCGTCCAGAACCCACTTGCGCAATAGATACGCCGCGCAATCGTGCGGGCGATCCGACCACACCTTGATCGATGTGTTGTCGTGGGACAGCTCCCACATTGGATACTCGCCCCCTCGTAGCCATCGTGCGCGTGCTTTCGTGGTCTGCATCATTTCTCCTGTCTGTCATACGTTGAACTCGAATTCCTGCGTCTCGCGCCGCGGCCGCTTCGGTATCGGCAGCTCCGGCGGCTCCATTTCGAGGCGTGTCCGGTAGGTGTGGCCGCACGTCACGTCGTCGCACTGGTAGTCGATCAGCCACACCGTGTCCGACTGCTTTTCCATCGAACGCGCGATGCCGCGCGCGCCGCAATGCGGGCAGGCAATCGTGAATCTCATGCCCCGGCCCCCGGCCGCATCGTCGTGCGCGCGTTGACCGGCCCGCGAAGCGGCGGCGACGGCATCACCTCAAGCTGCACGCCTTCGCGCGGCCGAGCCGACGCCGACAGCGAATGCAAAATCTCGAGCCCGGCCGGCGTCCTGTAATCGCACGCGTCGCAGACGAAATACAGGCGCCGCATCGTCGCCGACATGCCTTCCGTATGGCGCGCCTCGATCTCGGCGCCACAGCACGGACACTCGATCGTCATTTGTGACATGGGATTTCCTCGCTCTACAGGTTCCGTTGGCCCCGTTTCGCGCCGCTCACTTCCCCGCTGACGCTGTTTCCGCTTCCGCGCGCTGCGCGGTCGGTCGGCTCGGCCACCCCTGACCGCTCCGACCGCGTACAGTTATTGACACCAGTCCAAGAGCGGGCGGCTTCGCCGCCGCGCCGAACCACCCGCCATTCGTACCGCGTCGACGGTACGAAAATCTTCGTCTCGCGCGTGTACGCGCAGAGCCCGTCGACGATGCGTGCGACGCCGATCGCCTCGACGCCGTGCGGCACGCGCACGGGCGCGATGCCGTAGCGGCCTTCGCGATGCTCGACGGTATGGCGCACGTACACCATGCGCGCTTCGCCGGCGACGCCGCCCATCGCGCGCGAGAACTCCGCCCAATCGGCCGCATGGTCGTCGGTCTTCTGCGCCGCGACCCATGCCGCACGAATGCAAGGCGATTCGTCCTCGCTCGGCAAATCCTCTTCCTTCACGCGGCGCAGCTCGCGCCACACGCCGACAGGCGCCCCGCCGAACTGTTGGAACTGACGGATGCCCCACAAGGCCGCCCACGCCTCGACGCGCTGCGACGGTGTGATTTCGTCGTCTTCCCAGAAATCCGACTGGATCACATAGCCGTCTTTGGTCTTGTGCTCGCCGACCGCGTGACCGTCGATGTTCTTGCTGATGTATTTCGCGACGTAGCCCACGGCCGAGCCCTTCGCGCGGTCGATCATTTCGAAGCGCACGCGATGCTTTTGCGCGCCGGGCTCGTTCCCCGAATCGCGCAAGCCGTGCTTGCGCATCACGGCGCAAAACCGTTCGATCTTTTCGGAGAATACGAGCCCATGCCAGTGCGGTGTACCGTCGTGGTTCGGCTCGGCAACGCGCATCCCAAAGAAGACGATTCCCTCTCGCTTCAACTCGGCGCGAATGCGTTGCCATACCTTGCGCAGATACGCTTGCGCGGCGCGCGGATCGGAGTCGACATAGCGCGGGTTTGGACGAACCCATTCGCCCGTCGTCGTGACAGCGTGAAAGCGGCTCGGACAAGTCAGCGTGAACATGACACCGCGAAACTTGACGTCGTCGGCCAGTTCTTCAAGCCCGCGCAGCCGCGTGAACAGCTCGCCGCGCTTCATCGCCTTGTTCGAGATACCTTTCGCGGCCAGCTCGGCCAACGTGAATTGCTGGCCGTTCTCGTTCTCCATCGTCACGGATTCGAGCGTGCGCGCGTTGCGCCGGTTCTGCGCGACGCGGCGCCGCACGGCGTCGTCGCTCGCATACGGCTCGGCCCGGCGATGGACGTAATGCAGACGGATGTTGCTGAATTCGAGCGCGCGGATATGCATCTTGCGCAGTTGGCGACGCCACCAAAGCTCGCACCGGACGCGCACAACCTGTTCGACGGGATGCTCGAAATCGGGCATGCCGACGCCATACAGACCGCACGCGTTGCGCACAACGACGAGTGCATCCGCGATGTTGAGTCCATGCGTGCGCAGTGCGACATCGTTCGCGATGCGGCGCGCCTTCATGCAGATTTCATGGTCGGTAGCGTCCGGGCGCACCGGCATCCTTTCCGGCGCATGCTCGACGAGAAATGCGTCGATTGCCGCTGCTGCTGCGCCGGCGTCGAACAGGTGCGGCGTGCCGGCAGCGCGAGCGCTCTCGCGGCCTGCCTCGCGCGCTTGCCGCATGGCTCGATTGAACCACTTCAACGGAACACGCTTACGGGCGCTTTCTACGGCCGGAAGTGCCGAAACGACATCACCGGCGTCACGTTCATAGACCCACATCAGGCATTGCCCCCGGCTATCATGCGGGCTTTACCGACGAGGGAGGCTCCGATATGAGAAGCGAACTGATTCCAGGCGAGACGGTCGCCGCGATTGACCAATGCATCGTCGATTACGTCGACAGCGTTGGCGACGAAAATCCCTTTCCATTCGTCGAAAAGACGATAGCCGTCGCAAACGAGGCGGGCCGCGTCTACCGGATACTGACGGCGGACGGAGCCCGTGAAGCGATCGCGGCCGACAAATTTCTCACGGAGATTGGATGCGTCGAGCGTCCGACGAAGCGATACAACAGCCTGTTTCATGTTCCGATCAAGGGATAGAAGCATCATGCGCAGAACGGGGCGGATCAGCTCGATTGCTGGCGGCCTGCACCGGCCTTCACGGGCCATGCGGGCTCCGTCCCGTCAGCCGGATGGACGCCACACCACGCGATGACGCCGACGATGGTAATCAGCCAGATCGCCCACAGCGGCATCGGCTTTTCGTTTCTCGGTTGCTTCATCATTCCCCCTTTCAGATCACCCGGCGACGCCGCGCCATCTGCGACAGCAACGGCCGCAGCTCGCGCATCGCGGCGGCGGCGGCCTGATCGGTGCGCGCCGTGCGCGGCGGGTTGTAAACGACGAACGGGGGCACCAATACCCCCGCTCCGATGCCAAACTCGGCAAGGTCGGCGGCCAGAAAGTCGCGCGAGCCTTCGCCTGCACGTTCCTCGCTCGCCGCGTATGTCATGCGGCGAGCCGTTCGTCTACAACGTGCGGCGTGTCGACCGCGTCGAGCGCCTTGTCGAATGCTTCGTCGCGCGTCATCGGGTACGACACGCCCGAGCCTTCCGTGTACCAGTGGATTTCACGACGCCCTTCGATGCCCTTGGCGACGAAGTAGCCGCCGCTCCCGAGCCGATCGAAAAACGGGCCGACCTCCATCACGCCGGCCGCCACGAAGCGTGGCGATGCGAATTCGATATCTGCGTCGGTCATGCAGCCCTCGCGATGGAGAGGTGCGGGCGACCTTGCTCGCGAGCGCGTCGCGCGCTTTCCGCGATGGCGCGACGGCGATACTGTGCGCGCTGGGTTTCGTTGTGGGCGTGCAATTCACGGCGAATCGCTTCGGATTCGTCGCGCACTACGTTAGCAGTCCGATTCATCGTCACCATATAGATTCCGCTCAGAACGACGTTGATGGATTCAGCCGCGCACGGTCGGCTGCGGTTGCGGGATATGCGGCCGAACGCCTGCATCGGCAGGTGCGTCGACCTGCGCGGGTTGCGAGGCGGCGAAGTGATTGATCAATGCGACTGCGGCGTCGATTGCCTCGACCGGTAACGTAATCCCGTGTGCATCACAGGCGGAAACCACATCGTCGTAAGTCACGTCAGTGCGTACTGGCTCCGCAGCGGGCGATGCTGCCGCGCGGGCTTGCCAGACTCGCCACCACTCGCGCGTGAGTTGGCTTACGTATTCGCCTCGCGAATCTCGCTCGATTGATTGATCCGTAGAAAGGATCACATACCGTTCGAACGCCGCCCGCTCGTCGGCCGGCGCTACTGCCGATAGTGGGTATGGTTGGCTCACGCAAAGCCTGAATGTCTCGGCACACAGTTCCGCAAAGCGCTTCGGCACGATGCGAGCACTCGAACTGTCCGGGCAGCACGCTTCGTATCCGGCGGCAATATCGCCAAGACAGCCGCACTCGGGGCAGAAGCGGATCATCTCTTCGGTCAGCGCCGCGGTGGGTTGCTCGACGTGGAGCGTAACGAAGCCGGTTCGAGCCGTGGCGTGAAACGCGCGGCGAAACTCTGCAATGTCAGCTTCCGACAATTCGCATGTCGGCTTGAGCACGAGCGCGGCTTGGCGCGCGGCGTCGACCGCTGCCGCCAATACGAGCGTGCGCGAGTCGGCCCGCGTCGGATGGCGCGCGGCAACGCCGTCTTGCAGGTTGGCGGTCGTCCAAAGCGCGTGCTGATGAAACGACTGGATTTCCCACGCGTTGGCGATGATCAGATCCGCGCGGCGCAGTTCGAGGAACAGCGCGCGCGGCGAGCCGTCGTCAATCACGGCCTGCCGTTCGTTGGCGCGCGTGACGCCCTCGCCGATAGCGTCGTCGCGTTCATTCGCGTTCGCCCACTGCAATTTCTGGTCGAACGTCATGACACCAAGCGCGTTTCGGATGATCGTGTGCGCCGCGCGCAGCTCGTCGCGAAGTTGTTGAGCGATCGCGGCTTTGTCCGCCGAGCAGCTCGCGGCCAGTGCCGCAAGCGTGAATTCCTGGGCGCCAGTAGAGGTCGCATTCATGCGTCGCCCTCCCGATTCTGGACGCCCCGACCTGCGACGACAGCCTCACGAGTGCGCATACCCGCTTCGAAGATCTTAGCCATCGCACCTCGACGTACCGCATTGCGGATTCGCTTTCTCGCGCACGAGATTGCCTCTTTGCTCGATGCTCCATTGCCCGTGAGCATCCCGCTTTCGATGTTGCTCACGACGTAGAGCTTGTTGTCGCCGTCGACGCGGAAGCGGTTGCGGTGAACACCGAACGTCATGCCAAGGGCGTTCTTGATCACTACCGGCTCGCCTTCCACCCGCTTGAGGCCCTCGCCCATGAGGATTTCGTAGGTAATGGTCATGCCGGCACCCCAGCGCGATTCACCGCAGTCCAGTTTCGGACGATGCACTGCATTGAGTCCATCAGCGCACGCCATGCGGCGTCAGCGGTTTGGCGGGCCAGCGCGAGCGCGCTGTAACGTGACCGTGAAAATTGCAACGAAATGTGCTGCATTTGACTTCCCCTTGTTCAACCCCTGAACGGTGTACTGCGTGAAAGTCGCCCGGCGGCTGGGTAGCTATTCCAGCACCGGCGGGGTTGTGAACCGGCTGCCGGGGCGACAGGCGGATAATACTTCGCGACCTCGAAGCATGCAAGCCTCGAAGCATCGCGACCTGAAAGCATCGAGGCCGCGAACGTTGCATGTTCGAGAACATCGAAGTAATCTTGCTTCCGGGTTGATATTGATTTTTAAGGGGTTTCAATGAAGACGACCGTCGATTACCTCGACGAGGCCAAGCGTTGCCTTGGCGTCGAGTCCGACTATGCCCTGTCCAAGCGACTGGACATTCGCCAATCCACCATCAGCGGCTACCGTGCTGGTCGCAGCCATTTCGACGAGCTGACCGCGCTGAAGATCGCTCAAGCGTGCAGCATCGATCCGATGGAAGTCATCGCGGCCGCAGCTTACGAGCGCGCAAAAACGCCCGATGTCCGCGATATCTGGATGGGTGCTTGGGAAAAATTTTCCAAGGGTTTTCGGTGGCTGGCGCTACCCGCTAACGCTTGCGGGGCTTTGATCCCGCAGGTGTAACGCCAGCTAAAGTTAGCTTCGGGTGGTGACTAGTCTTGAGATTATGTCAACTATTGCATTAACCCCTCTGATGTCAAATGTCGGTAGGAAATACGCATTGTTTGCTAGCCCTTTTCCCAGGTCCACTGATTCCAAAGTCTGTCACCGTAACCTGGGTGTGCGTGGCCGGCATGGCGAGTGACGGACGAAAACGAAGCGGCCAAGGGTTTGCAGCCTTGGGCGCTTTTTTGGGGGAAACAGCCCATCCCTTTTAGTATCGCTGCCATCTATAGTCTGATCGTCGACAATCCGGCTCGGGGTGTTGCACATGAATTGCGAACCGAAAGATGGCGCGAAAATTATCGCCGACAGTGCGCCAACCCCGCTCCCGCCTGCGGTGTCTGAGCGGCCCGAAGAAAGTGCTGCGGCTAGGGTCGCGCGGATCACCGCCCTGCAGGCAATCGTCGTCGCGATTATCACCGCTGTTTCCGGAATCGCAGGTGCGCTCATCCAAAGCAAGGCTACCTCAGGCACGATCGTGCACCTGAAAGGTCAGGTCAAGGGTCTGCAGACGGAGTTGCAGGGACCAGGTGCCTCCGCAGCCGAACGGGAGGCGCTGTATCGACTCACTGCTGACCATATCGAAAGCGACCTCCGATTGACCGCCGGAAAGCGTAGCCTAATTCCACCTGAAGAAGTCTCGGACACCGAGCTGAAATACCGGATGCTCCGGAGGGCCATCTTCTTGAACATGGGGATTCTTCGGGCGAACCGGACGATTCTCGAGGGCACGTTGCAGACGGTAAAAAAGCGTGGTTATGCATGGATCGACGAGCAGCAAGCCCGAGTCGTCGCGGAGTTTCCTGAGCTCGAAGCCATTCGCCTTCGTTGGCTAGAGCCTGTTATGAACCTATATGAATGAGGTCAATGATTTTGGGCAGCATTAGACAGGCGAAGGCGAGGAAATGGAATCCGGCCAGCGTGTGAGGTAAGCGTTCATAGTC